ACGCCCCGGCCCAGAGTATTCAATTCTTCCCCCAGGAACCGTCTGATCGATCCTATTCACGCCGCCCTGGAGGAGTACATTTCGTTCAGCCGGATCGGTTATTCCGGCCAAATTGAAGGGGTCTTGCAGATTAATCGCCATTACATAACGCCTCCTGGAACCCATAGAAAGTCTGTTCTAAACCACTTTACCGTCTGATCCTTTGTGTTGCCGCGAATTACAGCACTAACCACAATGCCAGACCCTGAAGCCCCGCGCATCTGTTTCTGGGCAGTGATTTCTGTCGACCATGAAGACGAGTCCCAGGGAGCGTCATCCCAAAGCGCCCCGGTAGTCCCTTGCGTGATCTGTTGTGGGGATGATGCTACCCCGAAATCAAAGGCCAAGCCGATACCCAAGGACAGAACATCCTGTGATGTCATCACTGGACGTATGCCAACCATTTTTTTCTGAGCAGGCGAACGTAGATTATCCCACGAGGTCTGAGCCTCCCAAGCGATTCCGTCGCCATCGTCATTGTCGCCCGAGAATGCCTTAAAAACTTTCCCGCTTCCTTCTCCGAAATAAATGTCCCCATCGTAGACGCCAAAGCATCGAGCATTCCACGAGTCAAATTTCGTCCAGGCATTAGTAGCTAAATTAAGAACGTGCTGCTGGAATGTGCTAGTGGTGATCGGAACATTAAAGACGGCATATTGCTTGTTTCTGACAGCGCACCATCCCAGATTTGCTCCATAAAGTACCTGTGCCTCTTCCGCTGCACCGCTCATCTTTGATTCATTTCTTGGGGTCTGTCCCGTTTTCAGCGTTTCCCCCGTGATCCTCTTGTAATCACCCCCCAGGAGGCCCATCAAGTCCCCTGATTGATTGATGAAAGTGTCTCGGCCTGTGGGTTTACCCATGTCATAAATGCCCACGAGCTTCCATGCATCAGCGTCAGCGGGATTTGTTCCGGCGTACAATATCACCTGTCCCGTAGACATGATCACCACAAAGAAGTCATCCTCGCCTGAGCCGCCATCAACGGTCCAAGATTCCACAGCGGTAATCTTGCCGCCGCCCGAGGCTACTGATCCGATAGTAGAGAGCGCGAATTTCGTCATTGTGCCACCAAGCGCTCTGGCGGCTGAATACCAGAAATCTGCGGAATCATCTTCCCAGACAATCGAGAAGCCCTTGAATGAGGTTATCCCAATAATATTCGCAACAGTTAATCCGCTCCCGCTGATCGTTAAGTTTCCCCATGTGGAGCCATCATAAACCTGCGGAACATTCGCCCCATCAACAAAGGCAATCGACCCATTCATGTTCACATAGTCCCATCTTCCATTGCTGGTCAGGCCAGTCTTCAAGGAAGAAGCACTGCCTGCGGAAGTGGCGTCATATGCAGCCGTATCCGAAAAGGCGATGAGTTTCTGCGTTCCAGCCGCATTGAATTCAGCGACCGTCAAAACATCACCTGAACCAACGCCGGTGGCGTGGCTGGAATAACCCTGCCGCACAGTCAGTCCGCCTGTGCCAGGAACCCAATTCAGCAACGAAATGGCGTCCTCGTTCTTCATGTTGTCGAATGTGTCACGGGTATTCAGGCCGCCAATCGGGGCCTCACGCTGCCGCAACTGCGCGGACATTCGGGAATTCCCAGCAGATGCCTGCCGCCTCCGTCTGTTCGCCAGTGCCACTGCATTCCTGATCGGCATTTCTTAGAACCCCCTGAATGGGGTGTGAGCAGCAAAAATACTCTCATTGAAGTCAGGCGCAACGACACCAAGAACTTCTGTCCCGCCGTCCCTAGCGATGTACCTGGAAAACCTGTTTTCAGCTCGGTCCTGTGCCGCTGCAAATGGGAAACCCTGCGTTTCCAAGAACGTCCAGGTGGCCCACAACTTCACGAGTTCTTCATCGACGAGGGATACGTCAGAATCTGACGAGTTGGCTGAATCAGCCGCAAGTCCAAATTCAGTCGTTCTCGCACCATTCCCATTCAGCTTCACCCAGCCGTTAGACATATATCTGAATTGTGTGGTTTCTACGCCGCCTGGGGTGGGTGTAATGTTGAACTGGTTGGCAAATGGTGTGGTGGTGGCAGCAATCACTTTGAAGGTGGGATCTATCGCCGCAGTGTCGCCCCGTGAGGCGATGGCTTCCCAGGCCTCATCAGACAAAGGACCGTTGTATGCAACCTGGCTAGTCTTATCGTTTATTGTGCCAATCTTGAATCTTAGGAAATCCGATGGCAGAGCATATGCGGCGGTTCCATTAACCGTATTGAAAGAATGAACCCTTTTCTGGCTGATGAAATCCACGAGATCGATCAGTTCTTTTCCCGCACGGTTCACATGGGCCAGGATGCGGACAATCACCTCATCCGTGTTCGCAATAACCGTAGCAGGCTTCTGCCATCCGTTCTCAGTTGTTATTTGCTCAACAATCGTCAGGAGGCTCACGCCGCTTGACCTTCTCCCTATCCCCGAATTGCTTCCAAATCTTTTTTGGTGGCTTTCCTGATACTCATAATTGCGGCATCAAGAACATCTAAAGCGTTGCCTATCGGCCACCCCTTTGCTACCAGGGCTGTCTCCAGTGGCATAAGATCAGCGCCACCGGCCCCATCAACAAGCGCATCATACTTCAATTTCAGTTCTGCGTAACCTTCCTTTATTTTGTCCAATGATGTTTTAAGCTGCCGATTTTCGATTTCGGTGTGTTTGGTGTCCTCTTCCTTGGCCTGACCAGCATTTTCCAGTGCCGAGAGTTTTTTCTCTAGGTCTCGGGCGTGGGCATTCGTGTCAGCCCACACCTTGACCTTGTGCTGGATGTTGACCGATTCTGGCCCCAACTCAGTCAGCGCTGTGTCTGGGATGTTCAGCAGTGCCTCAACTGTTTTGATGTTCTTGCCTTTCAAAACACCGCACCAGGATTTTGATATGATGGAGCAGGCTTCGATTGGAGTTCCAGTGACCGGCTGCTCTTCCTTGGCGAGGAATGCAGCCCACTGTTGAGGCCACCGGGTTTTCTCAGCATCGGACACCTTATGGACTGGCTCTTCCCCTTTAATGCCAGGCAGAAGAATCGTCACATATGCAACTTCATTGTATATGTCACGCCCCTTTTCAGCCGTTGCTGCTACATTTTTCACCGGCTTATAAAAGAAGATCGGCATCGATGTATCGTTTGGATCGCCGCCGCCAGCCATTTGCTGACCATATCGCACGGCCTCATCTGAAGTCATAAGATCCATATTTTGGTCCTTTCCCTTTTGGGCGGGATTGGCTCGGCCACGGGGATCGAGATTGGACACGGGAAAGGGATTCTGGCCTCCTCCGACCCCCGTGGTGCAGTCTGCCCGCCCTGGACAGATAGCTTTAGGCCAAGAATCCTGTGAAGGGAGAGGAGCCGAAGCCCCCCTCCCAATACAAGAATTACAAACTTCTAGAACGTGGTGCTTCTCATGCGAGTGGTTACGATGAGTGGGCTTACCGCCGCACCACCGCCCCCAACCGCAGTCGTAGTCACCACGCCACGGATTTGAGTCTGCGATGAACTCGCATCGTCCAAAGCTCCGGCTGTCGCCGAAGTGTAAAGAGGGACATCCGCAGCGCAACTGGTCAGCAACATTCCGCTAAATCCAGTGCCACGCATCCGAACCCAACCGAATTCATTGTCAGCAATAGCGACATCGACACAGACGCCGACCATCCAGCCATCGTCTGCCATAGCCTTGGTGATTGGAGCCGACTCGTAAGCCTCGTCAATTCCAACAAAATCACCAACCGCTATCGCAGCAGAGGCGTGGACATACATCGCCTCGCCGTTCTTATCCAGTTCAGCGACCTGACCAACGGGAAACTGCGCCCCCTCGTCTGAACTTGTTCCAGTGCCAGCTACAACCTCATCCAATTTCACGCCCGGAGGCGTCTGAACTAAAACCATCGTATTCCTCCTTTCATTACGCGAGAACGAGACCCTGACGGGAAGCGTTGGACATTGTGAGATTTCCAGCGAAGACCAGTGGGATCACGATTGCGTCCTGATTTCCGCTATCCCTCTTGACGAGAGGGACCATGTTTCGCTTGGTGTGAGGCCGCCATGAGAGGTATTCGGTATTCAAGAAATACATCCTGGTGGCAGCAAGTCCACTATCGCCGTCATAAATTACCGGCGCATTCAAGAACATCAAAGACTGAAAGCCCGAAATGGCCTTGTCAGTGCTGGTGATGCGTTGGATCGCGGTCAACGAGGTCCAGAAGAAGGTGTAGTAGGTTGTCCCCGCTACGATCACATCGGCGTGTTCGTTACCCTTCTGCGTGGAAAGCCAGACATTCTGCATCGCGGCCTGAATCGTTGTGGACGATGCAGTGATGCTTTCCGTCGAGAAGTCATAGATCTTGTTCGCCCAGAACGAGAAGTTGGCCCTGTTGATGCCACCCACAGTTCCCGAAGTCGGGTCATCGGCCACCAAGGCCTGGAGTCCTGTGATCTGCTTGCCGCTCGTCCCGGTCCCGTCCGAATAAATACCGGTCGAGAGGTTATTTCCCATTGTCCGCTCGGCATTCTTGCTTCTGGATGCCAGAAGTTTGATGGCCGCCTCCATGCCGGTATTCTGCACCTCAGTTTCGAGGCCCGACGCAGAGATCACTACTGCGGCCTGCTTCCAGTTATACTCGGCGGCGCTGAATACGACCTGTTTCGATACGTCCAGCACCTCATAGCCCGAATAATACTTGAAGGTCGCATTTTCCGCATATTCGAGTTCTTCAATTATCGTTCTACCACCATCTGCCGATCTAACGCGCCCATTGGAATTCAGAAGGGACAGAAGAGCGTTGCCTTTGGAAACGTTATCGGCGGTTACCTTCGATCTCTTTCTTAGCGTCGTAGTGGCAAGTTCTGTCAGATTTGGATCAGCCATTGGCTGTCACCATTTTCACCCTTCCCCAGTTACGATGCTGAAGCGGACCTGAGTTCTTGCATGAAATGGTCCTCGAAACTTTCAGGAACTGAATCCCGCTGCGGAGGTGATTTACTCGTTCCCCGCGCTCCGAGGCCAGCTCGCCTAGCCCGTTTCAGCTTTTCTTGTTTTAGTTTCTTGTCGGTGATGGATGCGGTGCTTTCCCGCTCTTCCAACACCTTTTCTCGCACTTCCGGCACAAGCCAGAGTGCGCGTTCATACAGCGTTTCCAACGTCGAGGACTTGCCACTCATCCTGTCAGCATTGGCCTGATTCACCATTTCCGATTGAACAGCCTCGAAGTGAGGATGCAACAGATTACCCTTTGCGTCTTTTGATGAAACGAATTCGCTGACTCTAGCGGCAGTCTCCGCTTGAGCTGTGCGGGTCTGGCCGAGCTTCACATCTGCGATTTCTCGCTTCGCTTCACTCAATTCATTCCGCATGGCTTCAAGTTCTGGATCCCGATCACTGAATTCATCGTCATCATCGTACTCATCTTCGAGATCTCTGTTGCTTCGCCTCGGTGCTTCCAATCGGATGCCGTGTTTAGTGGCAAGCCGTTTTAGTTCTGCCTCGGGGTCGCTCTGCATAGCCCTGTGGATTCCTGCTAATTCTTCCACAGCCTGCGCGAGAGGAATTCCGGTGCCTGCGATTGCCTCCTCAAATGGAGCAAAGTCACGGCGCTTATCCGCTAGTTCCATGCTGCGTCTGGTGTGTGCGGCCTCCATGCCTTTGTAGAGATCAACAACGACCTCTTTGCTCTCCACGGGCAATTCATCGAACTGCGCCCTATTCTCGGCGCTCCAGTGTTGCGGGGGTGCGAAGTCAGGCGTTCCATCGGAAGCCTCTTCTGCACCATCATCCACATCACCATCGTCGGACCATTCTTGCTCCGATTCGCTTTGGATGTCGTTTTCCCCGGTGTCCCCGTCAGGAGCGCCGGTGCTGGTGGCCGTCGCCTCGCCAGCTTCGTCATCGTCAGAATCAATCGCAGCTTCAAACTCGGCCCGAAAATCGTCTTCAAAGGTACTCTCTTCGGTTTCAGCCGATCCAATTTCTTCCTGGATGCCATCAACCATCTACAGCTTCCTCCATCAAGTCGGACGGGACATCTTGATATTCAAATTTCACATCAAATTTTCCGCGCTCATGTTCAGTCAACCCATCAGATTCGATGGGCGTTTCTCCCCGTGGAAGCGCCTCGACTGGCGCTCCGTGTGCGGTGAGATACTCTGATTCTCGCATCCAGTTGGGTTTCTCCTCGCCAACCTCTTCGCAGTTATTTATTTTGAGGAATTCACGATGCTGGTGGCGTGTACTTATTTCCTGCCCATCGATCACATTCCGATACGGCTTAAATGGCGTGATGAAGTTCACCCCACTGTACATATCGGATTTCGAGACAGGCCCATGATCCGGCGGGTAAGCATACATCTGCCCATTTTGGTGCAGCCACATTCGACTCCTCATACGCCAACCCCTCTCCCAGCATCCCTGGCGGACTTGATCTCAACTTCCAGCAACTTGATCCGGCTGTCTTGGTCTTTATCGATCTTGCTCTGTTCAAATGCGCGTTCTTTCAAATCCATGTCGCGTTCCTTGAGGTCCAGTTCCTTTGTCCTGAGCGTGGTATCGATCTGCTGACCTGATTGGGCCAGATCAGTTCTTGCAGATTCAGCCGCTGCTTGGGCCTCCATAGCAGGATCAGGGCCTTGCGGTGCGCCAGGAGGTGCGCCAGGAGGTGCGCCCATCGGTAGGCCTTGCGGTGCGCCAGGAGGTGATTGAGGGCCACCAAGGGCCGCATTCGGGTCTTGAATGGCGGGCTGGGCTTCCGCTTCGGGAGTTTTCAGAAGTTCCTCGACATCACGGCCAGCCTTGAATCTGCGGGCGGCGAATGCGACGAGGCCCTGGGCCTGCTCGGGGGTGAGCGCCCCAGCTTGCATAGGCAGCATGACATCGGAGTAGAATTTGCCAATAGCCCCCATGAACTCACTCACATCCTGCTTGCCCTGTTGGTCATCAGCAGCCACGGTCGAGTCGGTCTGAACATCCACAACAAACCCACGCTCCCCATCGCTGCTGATTATCTCCATCACAGCAGGCATATCCTCTTCGGAGACCACTTCATCGCCCACCATCTTTAGAATTGATTCACTGCTGAATTCCTCGCCGATAACCTCTGAAAACAGTCGGAACAAATCACGGATAAATCTAGCGACTTCTTCCTGCCTGGGGGTTAATCGCAAGGTTCCGAACTGCGCCTTTAATTTTTGCGCCCCAAATGTCTCGTTTGGGTTTGTGCTTCCGCGCATGACATCTGCAATTCCGGTCAGCTCATAAATCGCCTGGATCAGAGAGGCCCTCTGTGCGAGCAGAATCTGCACGGCGTTAGCAAATGCCTCGGTGGGAACCCAGGCCACGACACCATCGATGCCACCTTTCTCCAGAAGAGATTGAAATCCCTCGACGGGAAACATCTCAGTTTCACCGATCCTGAACAAACTTTTCAACTGATCTTTTAGGCTTGCATCGTATAGCCCGCGCACCACGGTTGCATCTATCAGCTTGGAGATCCGGGCCGTTAGCTTGTTCAGCTCGATAGCTTGATCCTGATAGAGGATGTATTCGGGGACCGGGATTAGAGTTCTGTTTGAGCGGAGCGAAAGGATTGGGCGGGGAGATGGAAAGAAGTTCTTGAAGTTCAGTGGAACCTCACCACGATAGATCGGCTTGTCGATCAGTCCTGGGCTGACGATAATCATCTCATCAGCGTCCTTGTCCCATATCTCCCAAACAAGCGCCCGCTCGAAAATATCCTTCCCAGTTTCAAGGGAATCGGTTGAGTCACCATGCCACTTTGAAACTAGATTTACGTCATTACCTATTTTGCCAAACTGCTCAACCATCTCCTTGCGCGTCATGTAGGTGCGGTAAGCCACCCAGCGCACATCTTCCCACCGTTTAGCAGGGGATTGCCGGTAATCGTCCCAGGGGACATATTCAGCGATCACCTCCTCGTACACAACTTCTTGCTCGCCTTGCTTGATTCGGAAATGACCTAAATCCTCGCCCTGCATCACTTCCCCATCAGTGTCCTCGAATTCCTTTCCATCCTGACCGACATAAAATCGGCTCTCTCCCCCGGCGATGTCGAATCGTTCAATCGGGGTCACTGGCTCCTCGACGTCTTCCGCTTGGCCCATCAGCGGAATGTAGCGAACTCGCGCAACACCACGCCCAGGCAGCAGATAATCCGTGACCACATCGTCGATGACTGATTTGAAATCGTGATTGTCTTTGGTGTATTTTATTGCTCGCTCAAGCACTATGGCAGCGTTTTTGCCCACCTCGTCCTTGTCCCTAAACCTTCGGCGCACATCTGGTTCGGGGTCGCCCGAGAATATGGCTGCATGAAGCACTTGAGTGTTAGACCACAGAATGTGGAATCTGGATTGGTTTTCGTTTTCCTGCTCGGCCCGGTACTGTTCTTCAACGGCCACAGCCCGCTGTCGCCATTCTGCCTCTTCTTTGTCAGCATCACCAAGTTCGAGGAACCAACGCTCCACGATTCCAGACGGACCTTTTGATTCTACATCCTTGACTTCCTCGATATCGCCAGCCACATATCAACCCAGCCCCTTCCCCAAAGAACTTGGATTCGTGAAAACTTTCTCATAAGTCAAAATTAAACGCAACACGGGAGGTATCGACGGTTTAGCTTGGGATTTAGTTTCAATATGAATTCTTTCTCTACGGGCAAAAGTGAAGATTTAGGTGTTGGCAAATAAAGAACTCTATGAAATTCCTTTGTCTTCGTATGTTCACCGATTCGCCCAAGAAGGTTTACCGTTTGCCCTACATACACCACTTCATCGTATTCCGAAATGAGAAAATATACACAAGAGGGGGAACCGCTGAACACCATCTCCTTGAGGTCCGAGGCAATAAGATCCAAGCATTGGGGCATAGGTCCACTTGCTTGGATTGGCTTTATAAAAACACTCAATTTCTCAGGGAAATCAAACCCCTTGAAAACATCAACAAAGTTCTCGTGAATGTAATCCCGAGTTTCGACGCGCAAATACATCGCTCGATTGCCATCCACAACACAATGCGGAAGATGCCCCGACTCAGTCAATTCCACCAATCTCTCCAAAGTGAAACCCATCCGACTTATCCACTTATCTTCGGACAACTCCTGAACGGTTACGTATCTAGGGAGGCTACCTTTTTTTGTCATAAAACCCTTTCTCAGACCCACCTCGGTACATTAGGGGGTACTTTTGGGGGGGGTAATGTGCCGCCAGAAAACAAAACGCCAGAGATATCGGGCGGTGTCCAGCCATCTGGCTTCAGGATCTTGCCGTCTTTGCGGCGAACAACTTTCCCAGTCGTGGCATTCACCTTATCCATGTTCGAGCGGTGTACTTCCACCATGACAGCGTCGAGGTCAATTCCGTATTCCAGGCCCGCACCAGCTATGACGTATATCATGTCAGCGAGAGAATCAGCGATATCCACTATGCTGTTCGACCTCTCTGCCTTCACGTATTCGCCGTATTCCTCCTCGATTAGCGACCTGCGTAGCTTTCTGCGCTCATTGTCATGGATGGAACAGATGCCCACTTGAGGCTCGTCATGGACAGGCATATCACACGCTTCATGGAACTGTTGAACGGCTGCTGTAATATTCAATTTAAGATCACCTCAAATAACCCATGTCAGAACCTAAAGAAAGTTATTAAGTCAAAATCCACCCAATAACTTATGTTGGAACTTCAAGAAAGTTATTAAGTCAAAATCCACCCAATAACTCATCTGTAGATCTTTGTGTCGATATTGAGCCTCTTTTCGACATCTCAGAACCTAAAGAAAGTTATTAAGTCAAAATCTGGCTAATGACTCATGTGGTTTTTGGGGGGTGGGTGGGTTCTCCTATAGGGTGGGCAGGTTTAACGACAAAGGAAGAGGAAAGCCAGCGATAGCAGGGCTTAGGGGGGGGGTAGGTGAGATCCCCCAGTCATCGTTTTTCATCTCGGATTATTGGTTTTTTTTTGAAGCAATAATCTTATCAAATTTAATCCCTTGTCCCTGTACGGAATTGGCTGCTTCTGGGGGTAATTCCGTACATGCCGAATGAAAGGGTGGATCTATGGATTTAACTACACTTCAAGAATTTCAGGTTAAATCCATAGAAAAGCATTCGTCTCTATCCCTCTGTTAATCAATCGCTTATACGTCTGTTGAATCAACTTTAAATTTCCTTGATTTGACATTCCTCAAGCTGACACCTCTTTCACACGGTCAGATCTTCCTCGATTCCTCTCCAAATCCAAATTTCAGATCATGGTCGGAAATCATCTCGTTCCAGGTTGGTGGATTAATTTCCGTCGAAGTGGTGATGTCGGGCCTCCCACCCTGGAGCTGCGGCAGCACCCTTCCGATCAAGCTCAAAACATCAACTTGATCGTCATTAACTCCGGCAGGGAAAGTCATCATTTCGGCTATCAGCGTTGGCATCCAGTCTGCGGTGCGTGGGAACAGAATCCGGCCCTGTTGCACCCGGCCACGGATGGCCTGCGCTCGGGTGGACTTGTCGCTGCTTGAACTGAATCCAAATCGGGCTGTGAAAAGGGGTGGCTTTCTCTCTTGCATCATTTTGGTCAGGAATGGCCCCACCCCCTTCTCGATCTGGCCCTTTTCCTCAGCCCATCCGATTGGCTCCCATTTTTCGGCCAAATCACAAAATGCTTCGCACCAATCCATCGAGCTGGCCTGCTCGCGCCACCAATCAACAACATATATGTTATCTTCGTAATCGACGCCAAATATGCCATGAACTGTGTAATCGCCGCCGCCGGGAGTCACGGCGTAATCGGATGCGGCATAATATCTCAGATTTCTGGGCCTATTTTCATAAAATTGGATCCATTCTCGGTGAAAATACAGGCCCTTTTCTGGCGTCGGACTCTGTTGGTACAGAGCGGAATATGCCCTCGGTCCAAGGTCAATGGCGATAGATGCGATCTCTTCTGGGATGAAATATTCCGGCCAGAGTTTTGACCCCTCCTGCCGCCCCAGAATGTCATTGGCTTTTGCTTCGTAAGGCATCGAAACCACATCCCACAACTCACCATTTCTTCCCACGATCTGCCCAGACTCGCCGGAATATGTGTCTGGTAAGATACGGCCAGCAAGGTCATCCTCGCTCCAGCGGGTCATGATGATGACGATCCAGCCGCCAGGTTTCAGCCGGGTTCTCATGTCGTTTGTGTACCAGCGCCAGGCCTTGTCACGCATCGTGATTGAATCTGCGTCCTCAGCCCCTTTGACTGGATCATCGATCAGCAAGCCATCAGCCCTGCGGCCAGTGACACCTCCCCCCACGCCAACCCCACGATACTCGCCACCGCTGGCAGCTTTCTTTTCCTCCGGCTTTTCAATCGCCCAGCGCAGAATCCGCTTCGTGTAGACGGAAAGGCCGAATCCGAAGATCGTGCGGTACGCTGGTGTGGACACGATATCCCTAGCCCTTTGTCCGAATTCCTCCGCCAGATCAGATGTGTGTGAGCCGCCGATGATGTTCTTGCGGGGATTTCTGCCCAAAAACCAGGGCGGGAACGCCACTGAGGAATAGGTGCTTTTTGCCGAGCCGGGTGGCATGAACAGCATGAGACGCTTTATCTCGCCGCGCTCCACGGCTTCGAGCTTCCTGATGATCAGTTCGTGGTGTTCCGCTGGGCAAGGTTCGTAGAGGATTCGTTCGTCGTCGCCCATTGAGAAAGCACAGTAGGCCTTGAATGAGGTCTGCGCTCGGGCAGCTTCTACGACTTGGGCGGTGGCAACAACTGCTGGGGGCTTATAATCGATGGTGGTGGCCACAGCGCACCTCCTATTTTTCCTGCACAGGGATGATCATTTTCGCCAATGCTGCACTAAACCCACTATGGAAGCCGTCAGGGCCACAGAAGCATATTCAGGGGGAAGATACCACAATCCCGCCCCCATCGCCGTCAGGAGGCCCACAAGCAGGCAGGCGGCCATTTTGGGTGTTATCTCGCCCCACCTGCTCAGGGTGCTGGCTCCCAGGCATCATTTGAGATGATTCGCCAACCAACCAGGATGGGAGTTTCAATCGGAGGTTCCACAGTGCAATCGAAGTGCGAAGCGTATCTGATCCCTACGATTCCCTCGGGCTTGATCTCTTTTTTTTGCAACAGGAAGCTAAAGTCCATCATGGGCTGACAATTTCGGCATCGATTGCGCCGGTGGTGTTCACGGGCATCCCCTTAGCAGTCAGCTCGTTGAATCGTGACATCATTGACAAGAACTCGTCCTGCTCGACTGCGGTCAGGCGTTTGGGGTCGAATTGAGGGTCAGCCTCTGATGGTGGTGAAGTTTCGTCGATGGCAATTTTGGGTGTTTCTGATCGTGAATCTCCACCCCACCTCCCCCGGTGTCGAAGTGACAACCATCGCCAAGGATCGGAAGTCTTGCCGATCTCCACTGCATTCATTTCTGTGGTGGCTATCTTCTCCTGTACCACGTTAAGAAATTCGTCAAATGGAGCTTCTCCCTTAGCCCCACGCCTCAGCCAATCATAAAACGTGGGCTTGGTGATTCCCGCCACCAGAACCGCCGTTTCGACAAAACACCCCCGCTCGATGGAGGCGCAAATAACCTCCTGAACTTCCGGGGTGAGGCTGGTAGGTCTGCCCCTTGGTTGCTTGGCCGGTACTGTGCCGCGCTTCGCCATTATTGGGTAGCCTCTGAGTTGCCGCCTATCAGGCCAGCACCTGCGCCACCGGCCATGAGTCCAGCTATGCCGTATTTCTTGATGATCTTAATTGTTTTATCGTCAAATACCACAAAATTGGATGCGCCAACCCCTCTCTTGCCTTGAGCGAGGGATCGTATTTTGTTCCCATCAAAGTATTTGACGCCAGGGATCCCCGCATCTTTTAGCGCCTTGGTTGCAGCCTCTGAGGAACCTAACATGATGGCCAAACGAGAATAGATCTCCTCCCCGCCCATAAGCCTCAACATTCGGAGCCTTGTGTCCTCATTATTGACTGGATTATCATTTTTCACATATCTACCGAAAGCGGGCTTCTTCCGTTGAATATCACTAGGATCTATCCCTAGCTTTTTTTCCGCCTTAGCGTATGCAGCATATATCGAGTCCTGAACTTCTTTAGTTTGGTGAATAAAATTTTTGTCG